GACAACTGTTTGGTCTTCCTCCACTCCTCACTTCTCCCCTGTGTTGGACGCTTTGGTGATGCCGTTTCTGCTGTTTGTGCTCATGAGATGACGGTTGAGAAGCCTGTTACCGTGCTCGAGGAGGTGTGCTTCGGACAGTCGAAACCTTGTTTCACTGAACGCGGCTTGATCATGGTGAGAGACCCATTCAAGGCATTGTCTGGGGCGTTTTGCGGGTACCGTCATTTCCACGACCCCCACTTCGCCCCTAGACTTGTTCGGGGTATAACCATGGCCGAGCTGTCACTGGCCAGAGGCGTACCTGTGTTGGGTGCTTACTTTGCTGAGGCTGAGTACCTAACTCGTAAATACAAGAACCTGAAGAATGTGGAATTCTTCCTCGAGGGTCATCTGCTGGGACTGCCGCCTGATCCTGGTATTGTGAAAGTGTCTTTGGACGCCAGGGTTTCTTTCGAGCGCGCTTGGGGCATAGGTCTGGAGGAACAGTTGTCGTTGGAGAGGCTTCTGGTTGAGGGGTTGCGTCGCGATTTTGTGCGGGTGCTTGACTCGGGCGTTTGGCTCAGTCGTGTGGTGCCCTTGAGCCACGGACCTGGACCACCTGAAGCCTCGAACACGGCGGAGCACCTGTTCCTGGAGCGTTAGCTCCTTCTAGGCGGTGTAACTTTTCCTCTTCTTTGATCGTTTATGGACTCCTGGTCTGGTTTGGGTTTACCGGTGGGTGATGCGGAATCGTGTCAGTGGGGTTAGTGGCGTTTCCCCCCGTGCGGATTATGTGGTGTTAGCAGCCTGGGAGGATTTGGCCCCTTCCGAAAGGGTGAGCGAAGCACTACCCGTACGGAGTCCTTGCACGTGGAAGCACCACCGGGCCCGGGGGTTGTTATCGAGTAGCCGGAAGGCGGGGGCGATGGCTGTTAGCGAGGGCACCTACGGTGGTGGAATTGCGCTGGTACCGGCAATCCTGGAAACAGGAGTCTCTACGGCGGCGGGGATGTGGAAGGTCGTTGGCTGGTCTCTGCGTATGCATTACCCGCAGGGTTCAACTAGCAGTGGTGGCGTCTAAGCGCCCAAGCTGTTAGTTTCCCCGCACTATGGGTGGAGACCGGGCAGTGGACACTGCACCCCGTTGGCGCGACTTAAACGGTGTCCGGACCGCCCGAGTAGGGCATGTTGGCGTAATCACCTTTATGCGTGTTGTATCCAGGCACGTGACGCAGGAAGCTTGCAGCAGGTGTAGGGGGTGAGTTATCCCGCGCCCACTTTGTGGTGAAGTTACGTAGGTGGTATCTGGGTTAGCCTGGCCGGCGTCACCATGGGCGTCGTCGGGGGTTTAAAACATGCCAAATACCCCACAGGACACGGTCAGCGTCACCATGGGCGCTGTTAGCGGGTTGACAACATGCCAAAGACCCGTCGTGCCAGACACCTACGTGGCGGAGCAGAAGTGGGTAAAAGCGGGTGCAGTATATCTCCCGAACCTGTTGTGCTGGCGAAAAGAAGCGCATCCTGAACCCAGATTGCTGTGTACGGCGAATACTTAACTACTTTCCGGTGACCTACCAGCCCGAGATTTCAGACTACGATCACAGGATGGGGTCTGGTGTAAACGCCCAGTAGTCCGCACTACCCCGGACCTTGCGAGGTTTCCGGGATGG